AAGAAGGCTTTACACTTGAAAATTCAGTGCATGCAGATTTTGCAGGCCTGTTTACTAAGGTTCCTGAAAATGTAACCGCTGGAAGCACTGTCGATAGCAAGGGGAAATGGACTATGTATGTTCCAGAGCCTGCTGCTGCCCCGAAGGTTGCACACCCCGTGGTCACTCCCGCCACTTTTCGCAATCTGTTCACTCCCGCTGAAGAGAGGGCAATTAAAAAGATTGCGTCTGATGAGCCTGATGGCGATATTGCAATCTGGTGGTCACGCTTGTTTGATAGCACCAGCCTGCGTGATGTTGATTTGAATCTCGCGTCAGTGCAAGGCGCACTGCGAGGTCTGGTCGAGATTGGTGCAATTGAATCGGAACGGGTGCCTGAAATCCTTACAGGAGTGGTTAAGTAATGGCTAGATATGCACAAATAGATAACGGTCTGGTTATCTGGTTCTATGAAACAGACGGCGATATTACAGAAATGTTTCCAGCAGCACTAACCTTTGTAAATTGTGATAACTGGCCTGCAATTGAGCTAGGCTGGATTGGTGAAAAAATCAATGGTGTTTGGAACTTTCGTCCTTGGACAATTAGTTCCGAAGAGATTTTGCGTATTAACACCATTAACAAAGCTTACAAGCGATCACTGGCTCTTGAGCCTATGGCTATGTCCTTGATTGGTGCTAAGTTGTGCTACTACGTTGAGACAGGTAACACTGTCTTAGCTAAACAATGGCAAGACTGGTATGCTGCTTGGGATGCTGTTGATTTGACTATTGAGAACACCGTCTGGCCCACCCCTCCTAACGCTGTGTAATCCCATGAATACTTTCCTCTCTACTCTTAAAACAGAGCAAATTGGAAAATGGACTCACATTCTTCTGAATGATCTTATCTTTGAAGATGAAAAGCTAGGCACTATTACAGTGCCTAGTGGGTTTACTACTGACTTTGCTAGTATTAAAGTGCTGCATAACGCATTCCTATTCATTTTCTTTGCTCTTGTAAGTGGATATGGGAATTATGCAGCTGTTATCCATGACTACCTATACACCACACACTCTGTTAACAACATTGCAGTAACACGTAAGGATGCTGATGATGCTCTTTATAAGGCACTTCGGGCAGAAGGTGTTGCTAGATGGCGAGCTTGGTTATTCTGGGCGGGTGTTAGGCTTGGTGGTAGGAAAGCTTATGAAGGTGAATAAATATGGCAGACACTAAATCAACACTTACTAAAAAACTTTTAGCTTATGGGTTCACTGCTGCTGTAGCGCTTAGCGGCGGCTACCTGATTGCACCAAACGAAGGCAAGGTTAACGCAACCTATATCGACCCTGTTGGCATCGTCACTGGATGCTATGGTCACACAGGCCCTGAGCTTAAACTTGGGCAGAAATTTACAGACGATCAATGTCTTGATCAGTTAGCTAAAGACCTATCCTCACACGATAAACAGATGATGAGTCTAGTTCGTGTACCTTTGACAGATTACCAGCATGCAGCTTTCTTAAGCTTCACATACAATGTTGGAGTTGGTAATTTTAAATCCTCTACAATGCTTCGTAAGCTCAACTCTAAAGACTATGAAGGTGCCTGCGAGGAATTATCCAAGTGGGTGTATGCTAAAAAACAGAAGCTGAATGGGCTAGTAACAAGGCGTCAGCAAGAGAAGGATATGTGCCTTGGAAAAACTAAAGTTGAAATTGTCCCTAGTTGATGGCTGGAAGAAGTTGTGGAAGAGCTATTCAGTAATCTTCAGTCTAGCTAACATCCTCCAAGCGATGTCTGTCACTGGCTTATCTGTGCTTGGTGTAATCAACGTATACTTTGCATTCAAGCTTGTTATCGGTATGGCTGTATTGTTTGGGTTTCTAGGACTTGTTGGTAGATTGATTAGTCAACCTGTATTGGTTAAAGATCCCAGTGTGGAGAATACAGATGTTTAATAGCATTTGGTTCTATATTATTCTTGGTCTGTCATTATCCACAGTAAGTTTAGGCTGGCTTTCTCTGCATAATTACACAGGTAGAGTTGAAGCCGAGTCATCATTAGTCGCAGCCATCAACGCCAATACAGACCTGCAAAAGTCCCTTAACTTAAAGGATTTGTCTTGTAAAATTGATGATAAGTCTGTTGTTGAACTCCAAGCAATCAATGTCACAACACAAGAAGTGGTAGATGATATTTCTACACAACTTCAGTCTCACGCTTCTGTCAAGAAGCCTCCTGTAAATGCTGTGCAGTCATCTGTGCAACTTCCTTCCAAAGAGAAATCAAATAATGAAATTACTTATTTGCCTGACGATGGCTTGCTCAGTCCTACTATTACAGGGTTGCTCCACAAGTCCTTCTGTAATGCAGAGCCAACAGACGCAACTTGTATATCCACCAGATAGTTTGCTAATTGATCCTTGTAAGGCTGTTCCTGCCGGGGAAAGCTTGATTGAATTGGCTATGAGCTATAACAAGAATACAGGCTGCATCACAAAATATAAGAATCAGATGAAAGCTCTGAGAGATAACAAAGCAAATCAAACGGAGCTTTACAAGAATGCCAAACCCTAGTCCAGTTCCAGATGCTAATAGTAGAATCAATGCTTTGTGGGAGCGGATCACACTAGGTCTGTTGAGTTTTATTGTTGCATGTTTGTTTGTATTCTATCAAGGAATGAAGCAAGATTATAAAGAGATGCAAGCAACTGTCACTCAACTTCAAATGATTAAAGTCAATCGGGAAGATTTGAGAGAGGTTGAGAATAGACTAAACACAAAGATTGAAGCCCTAGGTGCAACTCTTTCAGCTAACTCTGTTGCAAATAAAGCTGACATTCTTGGTAGACTTGATTTGTACTTCGGAAGTTTAAAAGCCAAGAAATAGGGGCTAAGTAATGTTATGGAGTATTATTGATAGGACCGTTACACTCCTAACTCTAGTTATGCTTGTGGTGATGGTGTCAGTCATCTTCAGTAATAATAAAAGTTCGGAAGACTTCTCAGAACTTGAGAAGATGCTTACTGAATATAAGATTGAAAATCAAACAGTAAGATCAAAGAATATTGCTTACCTTGAGACACGTCTTAATAGAACACAAGAAACACAAGATACTTATCAAGTTTTAACTGACCGTAGATTTATGACACTTGATGCACAAGTGAAGTTGTTGATGGAAGCTAACAAAGCTAATCAAAGAGTTATTAATACGAATATTAACACTGTTGGTAATCTCACTACAACAACTTCTAAGTAACAACAATAAGAACTGCCCTAGCAGACCTAGGCTACGCCATAGTCTTTCTCAAAAGATGTAATTAAGCCCCGCATTGCGGGGCTATTTTTATGCCTGTAGAAATAGCTGAGCAGTTGGCCTTCAAACGTTATTTATACTTATTAACAAACCAACATAGTTGATCGTCAAGAAACACTTTACCATCTTCCGATGCCTTAATCAGTGCCTTCACTGCAACGTAAGCATCCTTATGTCTGTTATAAGTCCACATATCAAGCAAGACACATTCATCATCTGTTAGAACATCGGACAACACTTTAGACCAAGTATCAAACATTGGAATTTTAGCAATGACATATTTCTCTGGTGTCTTGTCTAGTTTAGCATTAAGTTTATTCCACCAATTACCGTTTGTAACGTGTTTAGCATAGTACAAAGCAATACCTTTATCTCTAATATCAGCGCCAGATGTATAAGTTATTGTGTTAGTGATACCAAGACGTGTGTATGTCAAAGTATATGCGGTAGAATCAGCTACAATTACTGTGCTAACTGTTACCCCTGATACTGCCTCTGCTGAGAGCGTAACGTCTGAAACAATAGCAAATTGCGCACTAGTTGTAGGGGAAGATACTACATTACCAGCAGCAATCAACGTACCTGTATCACCACCAAGCAACACTTGGGATGTAGTGTAAGTGTTCTCAAATCTTGCTGGAATACCGCTCAGCAAGATCATATTGTCAAGAGAAATGCCTGTTGCAGAGTTTGCATCAAAGGCTGAGTAGACTTCTTGGGCTGCTTCCCATAGGTCAGCTTCAGCAGGTGCTTTGAGGGCAACTAGACGACCAATAACAGAGCTGTCATCTGTGTTTACTGTATCGCCCGGAGTCACAAGGTCTTGGAATACTACTACTGCTTCAGCCTTACCATCACTAACTACTTCAGGAAGCCTCTTAGTTGTAAAGCCAGTGGAACTTAAACCTGCCATAGGGCTTCCTTAGTTTATTGGATTAATTACTATAGGTTGTGTGGTAGTTCCATCAACAACCTTAACTTGAAAAGTGAGAGAATATTGTCTGTTAACAAGAGTGGATCTGAAGGTTACAATTTGTTTGACACCGGGTTCTGAGAGGATTTTCTGCTGGAAGATTAAATCAACAGCAGCCTTAGAACTTTTACGACCCAGAATTTTATTCCAGTAATCCACGCCGTAAGTGGTGTCGTAGAACCATTCACCCATGAAGGTTCGCAACAAGATAAGAAGCCTTTGTGCAACATTCTCAGTGTAAGGGTGTGTGATTCCAGCGTCTGTCATTGGGCCATTTTCCCAAATGCAATCTCTTGTCACTTCATTGAGCTTAATGTCCATCTTTCTTTTTATTCCTAAAATATTTATTGACAAGTGGGTTGTAGTTTGTCATAATTCCCCAGCATATTAATCTGATAGGAGTTTTAAATGATTTTTGATCTGAATTTTATAGAAGAGTGTTTTAACTTTAATTTTTCTACTGGTGTACTATCTTGGAAAGATTCAAGACCTTTAAATCATTTTGCAACGTGGAGGGGCTGGGTTAATTGGCACAACAAGAATCCCGGAAAGATCGCTGGCCATGTCGATACAAATAACTACAAAGCAGTCAAGTTAACTACAGAAGGAAAAGAATTTAATTATAAACAACACCGATTAATTTATGCGCTCTATCATGAGGATACTGACCCTCCAGTAATTGATCACTTTGACGGAAATACAACCAATAACTCAATATCTAATTTACGACCAGCAGACAAAGAAATTAATGCCAAGAATAGGATTAAATCTGTAAGAAATAAATCTGGAATAACAGGTATTTGTCGTATTAAAGATCGACCTAACTTGTGGCGAGCATCAATTAAATACAATGGAGAAGTTTTAACTAAAACAACTGGAGATTTCTTTGAAGCTTGTTGTTTTAGAAAATCCCTTGAAATTAAAGCTGGTTATACTAATCGGCATGGCAAGGATATTTAAATCATAGGTCCTGTACTAGATGGACCAGACATAACTCCCGGATGGGTATGAATATTTACATTTACCGAATTAAGTGTATAAATACCCGTCTGGGTCCAATCTCCGGTTTGAACACCATTACCAATCAATGTGATATTTCCTGTCCAGTTTGTATTCTGAACATCAACATTCATCGTTGGTGCAGAGATATTAACTTCTTCCGTAGCATTCACATTCGCTGTCTTACAATTGATAGTGACATCTTTGTTAGAAGTGGTGATGACAATATCACCATCAGCTTTAATTCTAACTTCAGCTTCAGCACCACCAACATTACCAAACATAACGACATCATCTGTACTATGGGATAAAACACGCTTGCTTGGGTTGTTAATAGCTGTACCGGGGGGTTGTATACCCGGATAGAATACAGCGTCCGAGGCGGACATTTTTCCCGCTGTTTGGGGGGTAGATGGCCTCCCATTACCGGTCTTCCAAGCTGCCATATCTCTCATAGAGAATACAGCCATTCCTGTAGTGCCAGCCTTGATAGGGAACGTCATTCCACCTTCAGACGAAATAGGGAAGCTAATTGGAACTCCGTAAATGGGAGGCCGTTCCTTAATACTGCCATCTTGGTTCTTCTGGTTAATAGTTGGTTGGATATCTACCAACACACCAGTATCGCCTCCCTGTCTTACGCCAATAACAATGCAAGGGATAGATGTGTTTAAACTCTCAGACTTATAATCAAATGCAGAGTTAATTGTATCTTGAAGGGCTGCAACAAGTGCTGTATCAACTGGCATCTTTATCTACCTTCTCAAGATATGAAGCTTTAATCTCTGTCACCCACTCACGACTCCTATATCCACCACGGTGTCGTAGACTATCTACACGAAACCATCCAGTGATGTAGGTATCTTCAAGTCTGATAATATCCCCAGCGTTGATATCAGGATTCAATAGAATCTTCATTTGAATACCGGGCTTCTTAGCCTTGTCTTTCTTGGATCTTTTACGATCACCACTTACACGATAAGCATTTTCAAGAAGTCCTGTATATGCCGAGATAACATAAGCTTCATTGAAATTCTCATTATTAGCTCTATCGTTATTCTTCACATAAAGAACATCATCATCTACTTGCCAATCAAGAGCATACTTATCAGCTAACTCATCAAGCATTTCTTTAGGACTTCCCATCAAAGGGTAACCATAAAGGATTTCATTGTTTAGATTTGTTCCATTGTAAACACCACGACTAACTCCCGGAAGGGCTTTACGAAGTGTTTCAGCAACCTCTTTCACTGTACTGCCCGGAGGAACGATATCATTCAACGTCTCGTCATTCAACTCTGTGTAACCAGAACCAAGTTGAAGTTGAGTTACAAGATCAGTACCGTTTTTACGGGTTGAGACATGGGTAACTTGACCGCCAAAGATTCTTTTGAAAGTACCCGTATCTCTATACCCAACGCTTAGGGCTGCTGCTGTGTAGTCAGTGTCCAGCAATTTTAGCTGATCGGGGTTTAGATTTGTAATCTCAATAGCAGCAGAGTTTGTACGCTTCTTGTTGTCAGTAGATTTAGAGATATCGAATTGTACTTGAAGATCATTCTGTATTTCAAAGGCGTCATCAGACCGACTGTCACCAACGATTAATTGATACACTCTGTTGGTTTGGTAGTCGCTAATCATGGTTAGTCCTCTGTGGAATAGCGATAATAGAAATTGTAATACTGATTAATATCTTCAGGGTATGCTTTGTAAGGTTCGGAGATGATGTTAGCTTTCTCCTCTAGCCAGAAATAACCTGTCAATAGGTTCAGTGCATAGTCAGAAATCACTGGGTAACTTGGCACCAGAGCTACACTCTCAACTAACGGAAGATTCTCTGCTGTGTATAGAGACAATAGGTACAACTTCATTCTGGAATTATACTGGAAGTCTAGTACATAAGACTGCCCTTGCAGATTTACTGCATAGTTGTATTTATCATCAGAGTACAGTGGGAGTTTAACGTAGTGATTTATCATTGGTTATCATTAGCTCCCGCTTGTCTCGATGGATCAACATCCACAGCTTTAGGGGGTTCACCTGAATCTGGCGTACTAGGTGCTTTACCTTTTTCAGACTTAGGTGCGGCTTTCTTCTTGAGTTTATCAGTGATATCTTTCGGGATGGTTGCTTTCTTCAGAAAAGCAAAAGTAACTTGTTCCAAAGTCATATCAAAATAAAGTGCATAACCAGTATTTGCATCTTCTTTAAAAGTGATACTAGTGATTACAAGGCTGTTTGTAATCTTCTTTAGAAGAGTTCCATCATATTCATACAATTCAACAAGCTGGATATTAGGATCAAACTGACCTGTTATATCATTGAAGATAACACCACTCATAAGAGATTCTAAAGCATCTTGAATCTGTGACAGCAAGTCTTCTCTTGCACTATCAACTACAACTTCAGGAGTGCTATCAGACAAGAATTGACCAATACTATCTGGGATGAATTTCTTCAAAACACTTTGATCTGTACTGTTCACAGATACTGGAGTAGGGGCCTCAAAACTGTTATAAGGAGAATTCCCATCCAAGTCTTGAATCAAATAAGTGTTGGTTGAAATATCGGCACCAGAGATTACAGCAGACAGACTAATCTCATCATTAGATTTGATGTAGTGGTCTGTGATACTAGAACCAAGAGAAATAGGGTGTTTAGTGACTTCGCCTTTCTTTCTCTTGGTAGTGTTAGTGACAGCATCCATAAAAATCAGACCACCACTGTAAGCATCTCCCCACTTAATTGCAAATGACATAGCTAAACTCCTCTGAAATTTCTCCGCCAAAGCTTTTGTATATGTCAATAATATCTTGTAATTTATTTACATAAGTAGTTTCAGTATAACCATCTGGCATTTCTTGCTTGTTTATAACACTTGTTGGAAGCCTTTCAAGACAAACCTTTTCAGCCTTTCTGCAAGAAACCTTATCTGGAAAATTCCAATAAGAATGATTTTTTATATCAAAAATACAGTTCCTATGTTTTCTTTTATCAGCAGTGTTGGCAATACCAAATTTTATAGCGATAGGAAGCCCACTATCTTCTAATATTTTTATATAACCTTGAGTTGGGCTGTGTCTAGAACAATCACAACCCAAACTTCCGTTAATAATATTTGAAGCAAGTGCTTCTGCTGTTACTTCACACTTAGTACAGAAGTAACTCCAATACTCTTTTCTACCCCTTGTAGATATTCTGCCTGATCTTTTGAAATCTATACAATAATAATGAGACTTCAGACCAATAAACATATTTATGAAATACTCGTCCGGGAGTATGTTGTGATTAGTCAAAATCTCACTCCTAGTTCTGTTTGAACAACAAGGGCAGGATTGGCCCATGAAAAAATTATTGGCCGCCATTTTTGTCCAAACTCCATGTTCGGGGCACTCCAAGATAAGTTTGGTCGTGGCTTTATTATAAGGCTCAGAGAATCCTAAAAATCTATACCCTCTTTTAATCGCCTCCCTGTCCACCCTTATCATAAGCTGCGCTTCTGTCCAAACAGGTTTCTTTGAACACCCACAAGGTATCTGTCCTGCCGATATAGCACTCTTAGTGCAAGAAAATACAGCATTTCCAAAAAGTTCAGGATCTTGTGCACAAATTTTACAGTGTGACAAATATAGTTTCTTACCCTTACCTCTATGGTCATACTGTTTACCACTCCAACCAAACACTTCTAGCTGATTTTCAGGGCCATAAACATAGCCTACATAATCGTCTGTATGCAACTCCGCTAAATTCTCTAATTTCATCAGTCTTACCTTTATAAAATAATCAGCTAGACTAACATAAAACTATTTAGATATCAAGCTCTATTAACGGGTTGGATATTGAGCCTGAACCTGCTCAAGAGCGCCAGTAACAGCATTACTTGCAGCCTCTCCCATAGCTCTTGCTTGCTGTTCCACAGTTTCACCGGCAAGAGTTGCATCTACCGTTAAACTAATATCAAAATTATTAGTAATTGTCTGCTGAGCGGCTGCTGTATCTGCTTGAGACATTGCTAGGGTTTTATTATAATCTGCAATTTCTTCAGGAGTCTGAGGGTTATATCTGGACAAGTCTTGGAAAGGCTGCCCAGAAGGAGTTAGCTCAGGAGGACTTTCAAAACCACTGAATACATTTTGAACAGGCTGACGAAGGAATAGTGATCCGGGATTATAACTGGGTGAACTTATAAGCTCTGGTAGATATTTTTCGAGCCTAGCATTCTCAGCATCTTTCTTAAATTGAAGTTCAGAATCAATACCGTCAAATTGTAAATTTGAGAGATTAGCGTTAGGGTTAGTTCCAGCTTTAAGGTCAGCATCGTACTTTTCTGGATTCTGGTAATAAGGAGAATTTACGTCCTCATATACTGCCCTACCACGAGTTTTAGCAGCTTCTAAACCATCACCAACACCACCAAAAAACCTGCCCAAACCTTGATATGTTGCTGTGATTGGCTGAGTAGCAAAACTTGCTTCAGGGGCACCATTCTTAGGAGCATCACGCAGAGTCTTTAGAAATTGTGCAAACTCAGCCCCTTGTCTAAGTACAGCAGCTAATTCTTTGGACGTAGCTTCCAGCGTAGGAAGCCAGCTAGGTGTTGGTCCGCTAGTTAACTGATCCCAGATAGTCTTAATTTGATTCCAATCTTTAATTAACTGTTGAGTCTTGTCAACTCCAAGAAAGTCAGCTACAAGACTATCCTTGCCTTCAAGAGCACGGGTGAATGACTGTGGAAACAGCAATAGGTCATCTGCAAACTTGGTGGCATCATTGAAGCCCTCGGCAAGTCTTTTTACAAGGCTATCAGACTCGCCCAAACCAGCATTCAATGTACGGAAAATACGAGCAAAACCTTCCTCAACCCCAGCATCAGATGCAACAACAGCAAGGTCACTTACAGCATTTTGATATCTTTGTTGTTCGGCCTGAGAGGCGGTCTTCGCTGAATCAAAGGCTCCGCCCGCATTAGCCCTTTGTGAAGCAGCAGCCCCAGCATATGTAAGGATATCGCTTGAAACAATACCTTTCTTAGTTCCTGCAAGAAGAGCTTGAATTGCAGCTTGACCTGTTAAGTCACCTTTACCTTTACCGGTTGCCTTAAGTTGATCCTGATAGGCTTGTGCAAAGAGTGCAGTACCTCCGGGCAGGGCCTCGGCTATCTGGCCAGTTAATTCTTCTGCCTGCAACTTACCCTTACCAGCTACTTGAGACAAAGCTCTGAACAAACGATTCTGAGTACTCTTATCAAGTTTGTTAACACGAGCAAGCTCAGCAAAACCAGAGAATACTTTCTGACTTTCACCAACACTGACACCAGAACCTGTCAGGCCGGAAATCAATTTATTGTAATCACCGGAAGCCTCTAGATAATTGAAGCCAATCCTGTCAGCTTCTTTGCGAAGGTACTGGAACGATGCTTGCCCTTGTTCAGCGGTGCCCCCTGCTTGTTGGACTACAGCCTGAGACTGGAGCTGAGCAGATACAACTTGTTGATTACGCTGATTAAGCTCAGAAAGGCCATAACCCCCTAATCCTAGTGCTAAAGCTGGGGCATAAACACGAGATAAACCTCCTGCAATACCTCCGGCAGCGGCTGCATGGCGTGCTCTAACACCCCCTTCATTTATGCCACCTACTGGGTTTGTTCTCACATTAGGGCGAAGAGTAGCAGCCCTTGAAGCAACTAGAGCAGCCTCTCTCATGGCTGTGATCAATGCTGCGTTCAGATGACCCTGATCAATATGGAATCGGGAGATTTGAAAAGTGTTCCGTGTAGAGGCAATATCCAAAGCTGTACCAAGGGCTAAATTCATGGCACCTTGATGCACATCAAACTTGGAGATGTTGAAGGTAAGTTTAGCGCTTGCTATTTCTAACCCTTTCAACAAAGCAGAGTCAAGTTTCTCTTGTCTTACAAAGAACTTGGATAACCTGAATCCTTTACTACCATCACCCAAGCCACTCAATCTTGACTCTAGTTTAGCTAATTCTTTATCTGCTTTTGCAAAAGAACCCTTATCAATCTTAACGGAGAACCCCGCAAAATAATCAGCCACTTTCATAAATTATCTTGCTCCATTATTTTTGTTTAGTATTCTTTTGTCTGTCTTCAGCTTGCTTCTTTAAAGCATCGTACACATCAAGCATTTCAAGTGTATTGAAGAGTGTACGAATACTTAATTGATCAGTCATAAATTTCGTAGCCAAGTCAAGACCACCTTGGGGATGGGACATTATACGAAATATTTGCCAACTTCCAGAGAATTTCTCTTGCACTTCTTTATCTAGACTTGTACTAGCCGGTGAAGTAGCCTTATTGGTTACTCTTCTGTACCGGGTTGCTCGAAAAAATCAGGGAAGTTATATTTAATCACTTCGCTATAGAGCTTAGACAAATGCTTATACTTACGAGAGAACACAACGTCAAATCGTTTATCTGTGATCATCTGATTGTCTTTACTGACAAAGTTGCAGATCACTTGTTTACGCATTGCAAGATTGTCTTTGCCGCTGTCCATCTCTTCTTGGTATTGCTCCATAAATTGGAGACCACGAGTTGTAGGCATCGCACTAACCAAATAGTCTACATCATCAACCGTAATAGTTGTTTGTTCCAATACTTCAAGCGCCATTATTTTATCTCAAGTTAATTTGTATTTAAAGAAAACCTAGAATATATCACTTACAAAATTAGATGCATCATCTAGGATACCATCGAGTAGGTTTGTCGAGGGTCGTTGGTTGCCAGCAACAATGAAACTTTTCGTACTCTGTAAGAAAACTTCCCAAGGTCGATTTTCAAACTGACCAGAGAAGGTAACCCTTGGGTAAGAAAGAATATACCCTTCATCAGAAGAAATTACAGTCTTTCCTGAATTGTCTTTTAACGTTAGAGCAATCCTGCCAGTGCCTTGATCAAGATCCAATTCGTGGATATAAGAAAGGACTTCGTTTGCTTGTGTACTCTGTATAACATTAAAACTTAGTGTTGCAGATGTATCCTTACTAATTACACGGGTGTGCTTCCCCCCGATACCTTTAATTGGGGTAATTCCTCTTCCCCGTGTAACTGAGATTTCCTGCCAACCGGTAATTTGATACCCCCCGATAGTGAGGATTACATCCTTCGGACTGTAACTGAATACTGAGAAAGAGTTAGCCATTACAAAACTCCTTCAAGGATTGGCAGTGCAGATGTAGCTAGATTCAGGAGATCCCCAAGAATAGACGATGCATCTCCGTTGCCGCCAATGTTGATGACAGCAGACGAGGACTTAAACACCCAAGTCCTAGGTTCAAAAGAATTACTCTTAATGATTGAAGCTGGAGATTCAATCCAAGTTGTTGCAGAAAAGAATAAGTCTGAACCACTAGAATCTTTGATAAAGACAGGAAATTTACCACGTTGGGTAATCTCATCTAGTTGCCAGAGCTTAGTCAGAACATCATTTGAATCACTACCACTGTAAAGTGTTAGTGTGATTGTGTAAGTTTGGTCACTATTATAAAGTCTTGCAACAGTACCGTCTGGAGTCTTTACTGTAGTGAAAGGTCTTTCATCTTTGCTGATAGAGATAAATGTTCCATCAACAAAACCCTCAATTGGGATACCAAATGCAAGAAACGTACAAGCTTCAGGTATGTATGTAGCTAATTTAGTCATGTCCACACCTTATAGAATAGGGGCATTTCTGCCCCATTTGCAAGTTACGTCAACTGCCAGCGGGGATCAACATCAGCACCAAGTGCTTGCATTGCAGCAACTTCAGCAGCATCAAATAGGGTGTTAGAGCCAATGTTTGCGCTAAGGCTTACTGCACTAATTACCCAAGCACGAGTTTCAGCTTCTGTGCCAAAAGGTGCATCTGGCACTGTGGAAATGAAAGCTTGACCAGAAGACCACGTACCAGTACCCGACAGGTCGCGAATTGTGATAGAGAACACATATTCATTACCCAAATCATCTTCTTCATCTGCACGTTGCAATGCTTGCAATACAGCGTTTGAGGTTGCAAATTGGTGTAGTGTAATTGTAATATCTGTAGCTTTATTACGACGCTTAACCCGACCAGTGGTCAAATCCCCGCCTACATATAGGATTGAGGCTGGTGTCAAACGGGAGAAGTTTAGAAAACTGCCATCCGAAAAACCACTAATAGTGTGAACAAAGTCACCTTTGCTTAAAACAATAACCATACTTTCGGGACTGTATGAACCTAAAAGCGAATCCGCCATGTTGAATTTACCTTCTTATATTGGAACTTCAAGTTCCTTGATTGTATTGTTTGGACGTAAACCATGAACACTTTCATAGCAGTCATCATATGCAGCTAGGGCATCTTCTAGATTTCTATATGTCCTATCAAAAATCTTTTCTTTCTGATGTCTAAAAACAGCACGATAGTTACCATTTTCTCTTTTGTTTACACCAAAATGTATACCTTGAGGCTTAAGTCTAATCTTACTACCGATTGTTCCTAAGTCTTCTTCGAAAAGATTCTTATTGAGTATCATCAGCAAGAAATTTTTATCTTTGTTTAATATAACAGAGGCATCAATTAAGCTATTAAACCACAACCCAAGTACGTATACGGACTGGTGAGACTTAGAATTTATAGCGGGGTGGCAAACTTCACCAAGAGTTCCGTCAGACCTCCATTTATAAAAACTTTTCTGGTTCATCTGAAGAGCTTTTAGAGCCACTCTTTTTGTTGGGAACCAAAATCCAGTTATGTAATAAGGATTAAGATCCCTTTTGGAGAGTCTTTCAGCCCCCAGATTCTTACATACATTATTCTTGTAATACTCAAAAAGAGCTTCAGAAATTCTTAATCTAGATTCTTCTGAATGTACAGTCCCATTTTTATTAGGATGACCATCCATTAAGTTGTAGCCGTTGTTTATAGAATCATAAACTTTAATGGCCTTACTTTCTAAATCAATAATGTAATCTTCAGTTCCTTCACAAAGAATAGTCATGATAAAATTATCTTTACCGTACTTATTAATTGCTTTGGATAGTTTGGAGCAAGAAGAGCTTTTTGAGAAGTGCTCCTTCAGCCTCTGTTTAGGGCGTGCGGTTATTCCAAAATAAACTTTTTCATTTACAAGGTTAGTAATTTTATACAGATAAAACGATTTCATCCCCAAGCTCCTAATAGTGAATTGACAACTGTACCATAGAAAGAATGAGAATGAAAGCTTTAATTAAAGTTTAAACGCTAAGGAATCCGTTTACGATGACTTTACGAATCGACCCGGTAAGGCGAGCACGGAACTGGAAGACGCCAGCGGTACGGGCTGTTCGAAGGGTGACGGGTACATCGCTAATATCTGGAGTGAAAACCGACCATCCACGAGCAATCAAACCATTGGCTTCGGCTTGAGAGAGTACAGAACGGATTTCATTCTCAATAATAACCAAGCCTGGGTTTGTCATTGGAATCTTCAGGGTGTTGACCAGACGGAAATAAATCTGCTCCTGAAGGCGGGCATAAAGCCAGTCCGTACCAATGATTTCATCAATCGGAGTGCCATCAAACATGTTGCCGTCTTGCATTACATTGAGGCCACCAACAGCAGTGTACATGTTCATGTTTTTAGCACGAAGATTTACACGGGCAGTATCACTCAAGGAACTGACAGTTACGCCAGAGAGACGTTTGAAGTCCCAGTCATTGCTTCCCGGAGTGTAGGGAAGTTGAGCACCCATCCAAGCAGCTTCTGGATATTCAGTGTCTGCTGTAGGCAAGTACACACCGTAGGTACGGGAAGCACTTTTTGCACTAAGAACAGCTGCCACGTCGGTAGTGCCAGTGGTGATTACAGTAGGATCTTGGCTAGAAGTACCGAAGATTTTACGACGGGAAGCTACAGCATCACTCAGGGCAACTACTTCAGCTTGAATATGCGTATCTGCAACCACAGCGTACCAGACGCTATTGACAGCAGAGATTGCATCCAGAGCATCAGCCATAGTTTCAGTAGATGCTAGATTAACTGCTGTCAAGTTGTTGCTAGCCGATACACTCCAAGCTGAGCCGGGAGCAGTAGGGGCAATAGTTAGAGTTGCTGTACCAGTCAGAGTAATACCAGTTGGGGTGCCGATTGCAGCTTTAAGTGCTGTAACGATTGATGTGGCTGTAGCACCAGTACCAGAAGTGACAGTATAAGGGGTACCATTTACAGTAACAGTGTAATCAGTTGCATCAGATACAACAGGAGTAAATGTGGTGCTATCTACTTGACGGCGGCCAATCACAACACTCGGTGGAGTTGCACCAACAGCACTTTGACCAAACTCTTTCTGAGCAAGAATGTAGGCTTTATCGGTACTATTAAAATCTTCACCGACAGCATCAATATCTGTATAAGTGCGGGCACGCTCAGAGAAGTTCGTAAAGGATGCAAGAATCAAGGGGATATTGAACGAGGCGGTTGCTACGGCTGCCGACTCTCGACTAATCGTAATCTGGATGATGTTATCAATTTCGGCCATTAGGCTTTATTCCTTTGTTATGTTTATACTGGGATTGGGCCTTCCGGCACTCTGAAAATTGTATTTGCTGTGACATCTTCAACCACAACGGCTTCAATAAGATCAACAACATCTTGTGTTACTGCTATATAAGAAAAGGTTACATCCATGTTGTGGTATTCAACCCACTTAGTATCTCTTTTCTGTGGTGCTCTACGAACATTACTCTTACGCATGATGCCAAGTTTATTTAACTTAAGACTCTCAAACACAAGGTAATTGTTATTAATTCTTTGATTAAAGCTGTGTGACATGTCACCAGACTGACTACCAATAAATGAAAATTGACACATAACCTCATAGGCAACTTGTACAGCCTGTCTATTCTGACTGTCTAACTTACTTGAAGTGTTATGCTGCCCAATCTGTCTGACTTCTAAAATGTTAATCACTACATAACTTTCAGCAGGCTCAGTTCCATTTGAATTTGAAAAGATTAAGACATTAGAGATAGTTGGATATTCTGAAAGGGCAGTGATAGCAACTTTACGAATGTTAGCTCTAAGTTGAGTAAATAAACTTCCCATCAAACACTCCCCACTCTGTACTCAACAGAATTCAACATCGTATCAGAATCCCTGAGTGGATCGTTATATCCTTTAGCCTCAATAGTCTTAGGACTGTTAGGAGGACTGTCCCAATCTATAATCTGTTGTCTCATTTCATTGACAAAGACAGGGCCGAGAATCTTCAGAGATTGCATAGGAGCCTCCCCTTCAGCAATCCTTTTAATTGCATTGGCAATGTTTTTATCAAGCTTCCCTGCACGAAGTACACCGCCAAAGCCGACACGCATGAAAGGGCGTGGAGGGTTGTCAGAACTCCCTTCCTCGTTCCATTGAGCGACAGTAGCCACTGGTAGGTTATCGTTCTCAGGACCGTATGAGGAGTTTGAGAAGAAACCAGTGTTTAGTTCGGGGATATTCTTGAGGAGATTGGCTTTGAGCTTATCCCACTGAGCAGTATTTTTTGTAAACTTCATAGCTGCTCCTAGTTTGGTGTACGCTCGACACGAACACACCAACTCTTCGTATGCTCAAGAATTGACATTCCTTGTGACCAATCATCCACTCGCATTACTTTGTAAGTGTCATCCTTCCATTGGAAAGTATCTGCTGACCAGCCATCTACCCCTTCCCTTAAAGTTCTCAATACATCTGCTGAATAAACTTTCCACCAAGAACGTGTTCTGTCTGACTCAGGCATCATAAGAATTTCATAAGGTTTCGCAGGTTGGATATTTATCATTGCTGTGAAGGTTGTTGTAGTACCCGGTACGGGGTCACCATCAACATAGCCACCGGCACTTGTTCTAGTAATCTCTACAGGAATCTTATGCGTCAAAAGGAATTGTGGTTTTAACATCTCAGCTCCTAGTAAACAAAGGTTTCACCATGGGGATGACAATCATCACACCCACACCCTGTCTCACAACAAGTTGCTTCTCTGCAATTATCTCCATCACACACTTCAATAGACATGAGCTTACTTGGACACTTGTTAGCAGACCAAGGCATCAGTCCCATTGGAATAAGTGTTATAGGACTATTAATGAAGTTACCAAGAGCCGATAAATAGTTCTTAGCATAGTCATTCCACACTAAAATATCACCTGTTTGCTCACGGGTATTATATCCCGAAATAGTAAACGAAGCAGATATTGCAGCCATCCTTGCTGCTGCATAAACATTTTGATTATTTAAATCTAGAAACTGTTGTATTTCTTCTGGGGAAAATATCGGATAAAAAGGATTACCCGGCGTGTTCCCGATGAGCAAATTTACCTGTTCTACAGGAGTTAGCGCCATAACTATTCCTTTATGTAACCATAATATTCTAGTTCGGCTTCCTGTCTTACTTTGATAGCTTCTTCTAAAGAATCATAACGGCCAAGTTTAATTAGCTTTTTATTCTTAGAGATATAAACTTCCCATTCACTTCTCTCTTTATTCCAACTTACACCAGTCTTACCTGATGTATTATGGGATTTAAGAGTTTGGTTAAAGTTTTGCTCAGAGTAAGTTGTCCACCTACAATTGTCTAAAGAATAGTCCCCATTAACATCAATTCGATCTAATGTGGTTCCTTCAGGACGTTCACCCATATCTTCGAAGAAGTTTAATACTCCGTTGCTCGGGTCAAGCCAACGTTCACAAATCTTAATTCCTCTTCCACCACTATGCTCAAAAGTCTTATGGTTTTCATCAGTGACTCGTTGAATCATTGCTCTGTAAGAGGCATAAGTTTTTGTTTTGTATTTACCATGTTTCTCGTTGTGGTGCATTTTAGATCTCCTTTTAATTAATTTGATCTAAAATTTTAACACATAATTCTTGTAACTACAAGGGCTTTTACACACTTATAATCTTACGCAGCAGGCATAATACCGGCAGCAATCAATTTAGTGAGCAATGCATTATAAGCTACAGTTACAGCGGCCAAGGTAGCAAAGTCTGGGGATTGTTGTGCAGTGAAAGTAATTTGTTTAACTTTACCAGCAACAGTGGTACTTGCAGCAGGAACAGTAGCGCCTACAATCTGACCATCAAGCTCACGCACAGCAAAGATCCAACCATTTTTAGTTGTTACAGCCATATTCTTTTACTCCAATAAAGGGGCTATATTTCAAGCCCCTAAAGTATTTAAACGTCGAGGAACAAGCGAACAACAGCGGCAGGATTGAGCAGAGCGTTCAAGAAGTTCTGTTCGGTCATGATTTCGATGATGTCATCTTTCTCATTCAGGTATTCGTACCAGTAGCTACCCTGAGCACGACGGTTGATAGTCCCAAAACGGTTAGCCGGAGCGTAGTAAGTTTTGAACAAATCACGAACACCAACAGGCATCATGTAAGCATCGCCTTCTGGAATGAATGGTACGAAAGTACCAGCAGCGTTCTCATAGCCAGCAGCGCCAGCATTGATGAAGGTGCAACCGAACAAAGACATTTGTTCAAAACGAGCGTCTAGACCCGGAACATCAGCACCACCACGGCCCAGCAAGATGCTGAGGGCTTGGCCTTGGTCAACATATTTGAATGCGTCAGTTACGAAAGCATTCTGTTGTAGAGCCATGTAGAACGAATCGGAGCACAGAACTACGAACGAACGAACAGTACCGGCTTGACCATCGCGCAGGCCATTACGAACAGCTTTTTTAGCATCGTTGATAGTTGGACGTGGGTCAGTTGCTGCCGAGAAGTCAACACCAGTTTCAACACGGGTTACACCAAACTCAGTGTAGAAGTTGGTAACTACAGTGCCACGAGGGGCATAAGCAGTACCACTAACAATCATCTGCATACGAGCAGCTTCAAGAGTCAGGGAATGCGCTTCACGCATATCAATCATCTTATCAGCACGAACCGAAGCTACAGTTTCCAGCTCAGCGAACTCTGCCAGCGAACCAGCCTGAACAATACCATCGATATCGTTAGGAGTGATTGCATCGTCCAGAGGGAAGTGAGGGATTTTCAGCAGCAGCGAATCATGTTCACGACCAGCAATAGTCTGGTTACGTTCATCCCAGTTACGGTCTTCCAGAATGTGGCTACGTTTGGTAGAACGAACAATCTCAATGTTTTTCTGACTGCGATAGTCGTCTTGGAACAGGCCCAGAGCATTGGTGATACCAACGGTATTAGGGATAACAATCAGGGATTCAGTGCGGTCTACAACCTTACCCGGTTTGCTGCGATCAAGTACAATTGCCATAGTATTTATAATTCCTTAAAAAGTAAGCTGTAATTAAACAGGTAGACTTAAACAGTCTTGAGAACTTGGATGCCTTGTTGTTCAAGCAGACCCTTCAGGGTTTCAACTTGAGCATCAGTCAGGTCAGCACCACCAGTAACGGCAGTCGATTTAGCAACTTGTTTGATGTAGTATTCTTTCAGTTGCAGAGCACCCGAAGTACCAACAAAGCCAACAGCGTTATAACGGTTAGCGGCAATTGCACGGGGAACGAACGAAGGATTGAACGAGAAATGATCGCCATAAACAACAGCGAATTCGTTAGTCAGAACCAGAGGAGTAGCAGAGGCCAGTACGGTCCAAGCAGCAGTCAGGTCAGCAGACTTTGCACGATAAACAACAGTACCCAGACGGATAGCGGGAGTGATTGGGGTGATGTTGAGGTCACGACGGCTATAACCAACAGATGGGTCAAGCTCATGCACAACTAGATCAGAGAAGCGTTGTACGAAAGTTTCAGCAACGAAAGGCATATTTGTTTCCTTTATAAAAGAGTAGTGTGTAAAGTCTTTAGACTTATACTAGACCGAGTTTTTGTTTGATTTGATCTTCGGTAGAAGTTTTAGCTTTCGAGGTAGTCTCTACAACAGCTTCAGTACCTTGGTCGCCAATCTCTGTAAACATATCGGATGCTTCAAGAGCTTGTTTCTGTGCAGCAAAACCACTCAGAACAGTTTCAAATGCCGAGTCGTCAAGGCTGGACAAGGAGGTCGAAACAGCTTCAACTTTGTCAGCAGACATTACAGCGGCGAGTTTGGACTTACGAGCGCCCAATTTCATGCCTTCTTTCTCAGCCATCAATTGAGCAACTTGCTCTTGGGCTTGAGTCAGGAGGGTTTCTTTTTCGGAGAGCAACAGGGCAGCAGCTTCGAATTTGGAAGTAACATCAGAAACACTCAATTGAGCGGCCTGAAGTTGTTCATGAGCTTGGGTAAGCTCGCCTTGCAGTTCGGCAAGTTGAGTCATTTCTAGAGTTTCCTCGGTTTTATTAAATTGGGTAAACAGTTTGGTTTTTAACATACCACCTTCTTGTTTTTGAGCTGTATCAGCCAAATGTGTGTAAAACTCTTCAAGAGTCATAACACGGTCAGCTAGTCCAAGCTCAATAGCTTCTTTTGGCAAGAAGGTACGCGCCTGTGTGGACTTCACTGCTTCTACTGACAAGTTGCGATGTTCTGCAACGAACCCAGTAAACTCTTCGTAAAGTGTGTCAACTTTACCTTGAATATCTTCCAAGAACTCTTTACGGAAACTACCGTCAGCGTCAAATGGAATCTTGTCATCACCAGCAGAGATAAAGGTACGTTCATAACCTTCTTTCTCAAGTGCTTTGGAATCATTCATGAGTCGCACCAAAACTCCGACGCTGCCCACCTCACTAGAGGGTGCCATGATCAATTCATCGGCAATTACAGACAAACCGTAGGCTGCTGAAGCTGACAGACCATCTACATAGGTGATGATACGAACGTCGTTTTCAGTAGCCAATTTACGCATGTAATTAGCAGTTGGCATCATCTGGAAGGCTTCACCACCACCACTAGAAACACTGAATGCAATAGTCTTTGCACCGCTGTCTACAAGGTAGGTAAAGTCTTCTTTAATCTGCTGGTAAGAAGCACCACCACAATCAAAGCCCATCATTGTGACTGGCTTGTAACTAAGTGGACCGTCAATGTTCAGAACAGCAACGCCGATATCTTTATTGAAAGAGTACCGGGAGTTACTTTCACGATTATCTTCAACTGCTGCATCCAGTTTGAAGTCTTCGTTATTTCGTTCGTTAAGATATTGAATAACAATTTCAAACGATGCTGGGTGCATCAGATGAGGAGTATTACAAATCTTTTCTTTCAGTCGTAAAAGTTGGTGTCCACTCATCAAGTGTTCTCCGTATTTGATGTTGAGCTATCCCCGGAGGAACCGTTTGAGCTACCTGTGCCGTTTGGCATTCCCTCAGTCATACCAGCACCTGAGTTAGATGTTTCAGGAGTCAGTTGCTTGGAGAGCTCTTCAGGACTCAAGTCTTCATCTACTTTATAAGGGATGTTAGCTTGGTCCATAATCCAGTTAACCACTTTTGGTGCTTTAGGGATTAGACCAACTGCTGCGGTACGTTGAATAAACTTAGAGATTTCATCAAGACTGACTTTACCAATTTCACCATAAGTCCATTCTGGCATTACGTCTGTTGACCAGCCGTTTAGCGCAAAAATTTGTTTAGCGAGGTCAAAGTTAAGCTGAGTTTTGATCTCATCAAGCTTGGATTGAATAGCCATCTCAACAACACTGATTTTACTTTCAGCAAGAGAGAAGCTCCCTGATCCATTACTACCGAGAGTCAAGAAGTCTGCAAACAAAGCAGTTAGAATCTCTGCTGTGTAGCGTTGGATGATTGCGTTGATATCGTAAGACTTTTGTCCAGTTACAGACTTGATTTCAAACTCAAAAAGCTTATTACCTTTCTCATCAAGGATCAGCGGAAGGATTAGACCAGATTCTTTAGCCTGATGCATATTTTTAATTACAGTTTTGTAATGTTCAAATACTGCCTTGTCTTCTTCTGTCGCGGTTTCAGTCATGTACTGCGGTGGTAGATAAAGAACTTTAAAGCCGTTCGAATCTTGAGCTACTGAGATGGCCTCCGACTCTTGATAAGCTGTCTTGTATTTCCAAGCTGTCCAGCAACCAACCAAAGGAGATTGTCCTTCAGGATTATTTTTTATTGGGTTTGACCGGAAAAGCATGAACTTTTTACGAGGAATAAATTTAATATTACTCTCGTAGTTAGACTCAACTTCAATACTGTTACCGGTTGCTCTGTTGCTTGGGATATTTACGCATTGGTAAAGTCCAGCCAAATCTCGGCCTTTATTAACAAATTTCCAACTATCGATTGAGTCTTGTGAGCGGAGGGCAAGTTTACGAATCCCAATAAGCCCATCATTGTACTGAGAGCCTTTATCCCGATATCTTTGCCTATATATTTTCTCTACAGGCGCGAAACCGTAACGGTTGAAGCTTACGGCTTGCTTGATAAAGGATTTAAAGTCATGCTCCATATCATTCATAACTTGATGCATGAATATGGCTTTATCTTTCAACTCCTCCTCATAACCTTCTGGAATCTTTACAGTCCAGTCGACACGAGAAATCATCATTTCCACGTATGCAAGAGCTGGGGCAATAGCGCCATCCTTTTCCATACGTTTAAAGGTTTTAATAGCTTGCGGCCAACGTAATTCGCTTGCGCATTCTTCTAGGATTTCTCCACCAAGAACCCGGAGGCCATTATAGCCAGCTTCACCAAGAGCAAGAGTTGGAATATCATTTTCCCCAGCCTCTAGGGAGATTTCAGCATCATCAGCCATTTAAGCTCCTGCATTAAGGAAGGGGTTAGATTGAGTTAGGTTTGCGGATTGAAGGCCAGATAAGAAGTTGGGGATGATTTGTTTTTGGGCTAAAGTTATGAAGCTGTCCGCCACGGCATCCACTTGGTCATCCTTCCGGGCGCGGCTGCCATCAAAAGCCTCACATTCTGCGATAAATACGTCATTCCACTCGCCATGAACGTACCTTACCAGACCAGCTTCGGATGCTGATGCGAATGGCATAAATCTCAAAACTTTTGATTTATTTGTTGCTCTCATCCGTGCATAAAGACCCTCACTGAGGAATTCTTTAATCATCATTTGTCCCGCTGCTTTCCCAGCCTGCCCGGGCTCTTGTGGAATTATGATTTGCGTACCTTCAGGATCTTCTTTGGCAACTTCAATCATGCGTTGTATGACTTCGCCAAATCTTGCTCGAAACCTAACAACGTCCATAATAATATATAAACCAGACTTTGTTTTCCCCAGAAGAACACCCGCAGTCCAGTCAGGGTTAGGAAGTGCTTCTGATGGCAATGAGCCAGCAATATCCCATGCTCGGCAATATTGCACGATATCCAAATCAAATGGATTGACAGGTTCACCCATCCAGTCTGCCTTCCAAAATCCGCTGGAATCCTCGCGGATGTCCCAATTCCCAAAAAGGTCGCGTTCTTTTTTTACACGTTTAAGACCTTGAAGGTTTGCAAGATATCCGGGGTTGGCTTTAATTAGCGGCGGGTTGTCATAGATCGTGGCAGAAATAAACTGCAAAGATAGGGGAAGAACGTCTTGACCATAAGTCTCAAGAAGTTCTTCTCTACTATCTCCCCAAATCATTTCGTTGTTTTGACGAATAAACCAACGAACTTTACCATCTCGTTCTGGGTTAGGACGGCCAGCGTTCTCTTCCCCTTTAGGGATAATCCACCAATCAATCCAACGTCTTAAAAATGAGTCCGGCGAGGGGTTACAAGTTAGAAATAAGTTAGGTTTCATCTTCGCTTTAGTACGAAGACGAGAAAGAACAACTAGTGTATGGTCCTCAGATATCTGAGTGGCCTCATCTAGCATAGCCCCGGAAATTTGTAACCCACGATATTTTTCAGCATCATCGTCTGTATCAAGGTGAGACATAGAAATCTCAGCGCCTGATTCGAACGTGAACTTCATTTCCTTAACATTAACTTTTACTTTTGGATCATAAGCTCTGTAAAGCTGGCGGGCCTCATCGAATAGGCCACCGCTTTTTGTAAGAGTATTAGAATTTTTCCGGATTATGAAACCGCGATATTGAGGGTCATGTACCCAGCGGAGATGGCGAAGTAAGCCACAATATGACTTACCTCCGCCCATAGCCTTTCTGTTATAAAGCTCGCTAAGCTTTTCTTAAGTTTCCCTAAGTGTCGGACCAACTCTTAATTCTAAGAATTCTCTCTGTTTCGGAATCGCTTGATTCCTACTCTACTCACTTCCACATTACTGTGTGTTTTCGATGGCCTCTACGCACTGTCTTTAAACATTGGCACGGGATTGGCATAGACCTAAGTCCTTAGCTTTCCCCGTTTAAGAGAGTTTTAAATGGAGGCGCTAAGTTCACCACCATATACAATTATGTCACTCTCGGCCGACAAGAACCAACTTTGCTTCAAACTTGCCGGTGAGAATGAATACTCAAAATCTGTCATCTTGAAATTTCTTTCCCGTGATTTTCAGAATAACCGTACTCTACTTCCCATGCTTTTCGAGCATTAGCAGCATCTTCCAACTCTTTAAAGATACCTAGATAATGTCTGACACGCTTTCCGTCAATGACTTCTTGACCTTCGGCTTGCCATTTACCTGTTCTTTTGTGGAAGGATACACCTACAACGCCGGAAGAGTTGTTTGTATATTTAGCACGATTTCTGTGGTTTAATTTATCAACACTAAGCTGTAAATTAGATATTGAATTATTTTGAGTATTCAAATCAATATGGTCAATATCCTCAGAAGGCCACTCACCATTTACATATAGCCAAGCAAGTCTATGAGCCTTATACAACTTTCCACACAGCCCAATTACAACGTAAGGGGATGGATTCCTTTTTGTTGCTGGACTCAAATAGCCAGCTTCAAGTGTAGGACTTATATTACTGAAGAAGCCATTTTTACCTCTCCAATCTTTGAAGTGGTAATCTGGTCTATCTAACTTCCAAATAAACTTTCCAGTTTCTGGATTGTAGTCTAGAGCTTCTTTTAGATATTCTTGCGTAACTTCATTCATGCTTTAGTTCCTTAATTTCAAGGTAACTGCGTGTCTCCCGACAAGGCATGATTATTTATTCAGGCTTAATGATTGCGTAGACAGCTTCAGTGACCCACTCAGGGATGAAGTCGAAATCTACATGTTCTTCAGTGTCACCAACGATCTTTACACAAAAGCCGGGAGTATCAACTAGATAACAATAAGTTTCTTCTTCACCGTCTGGTTGTACCAAAGACACAATAAGTTGTCTTGAGTTTGCAATCATTTCTTCTACATCAACTTCTTTCATTTGAATCTCCTATCAGATTGGTTCTGAGCGTCATCGCGACGAGTCGGAGTTCTTTGTAACTAAATTAGGTGAGGGCGTCATCCCGACGAGCCTCGATACAACTCTTTATAAATCTTTATTCTACTTGACCAGAAGCCTTCAAGTATTGAACTGTGATAAGCCCACGATCACGACCACTAATCCCATACTTCTTCTTAACAGTAGCCTTCAAAGTATCCCATTCCATATCATCAAGTTGATCTTTAGTAAAGATCTCTTGCATAATCTGAAACTGGAAACCCGGCTTGTTAACCATAAGCTCATCAGTTTTAAGATACATCCAGCAGCTATATGGGAAGCTCATAGCTGGGACTTTCTTATCTTCAAGTACAGCACCGAGATTAGCCAACTCAATAACATTTTTCATGAAGCTGTAACCAATGCCATCTTGACCTGTAACTAGTACTTTATATTCATTTGTCATTTAAATTCTCTCCTGTTGTGTTCAATTCATAAAAGAGAGTATGAACTATAGCCGACTTGTTTGTCAAGTAAATCGAAAAATAAATATAAAATAATTTATTAAGTTGCCCTATATCTAAAAGGCAACTGGTAAATCATCTAATACAACTCATACCACCGCTCAGTAAGTGCGTTAGTAGAACCGCCAACAGACGCGAGTGTGTACGACCACCCAGCAGGTACAACAATAGTCATGGAGTCCGCATAGCTAATGCCAGTA